ATGGTCAATATTATTTTCCACATTTTGCTTTTAAATTAACGAATATTATTTTAGGCGGATGAAACTTCTGGTTCACCATCATCCTTCGCTTCTTCAATAGTAGCGTCGGTTGATGATTGAGATTCACGCCACTTACGACGTTCTTCAATCTCAGCGGCAACGATCGCATCAGCTTCCTTGACGAGATCTTCCATTTGTGCATCTGGCTTTTCCTTCTTGAGACGCTCAAGAACTTCAGCTGGGTGGCTGACTGGTGGTTCATCTGGCTTGGTATAGAACAAAGAGTTTTCATCACCCGGCTTGATGTAGGATTTGGATTCCATCATATCACGTTTACGTTCATTGAACATACGAGCTGCCTCAGCTTGGTTATCCTTGTAACCACTCATGATTTCTTCCAACTTTTCATTTTGGTAATGAACATCTTCAATCTTCATTGGATCTGGTGGGATGAGAAGCCATTTGTACATGTCAACCACATAGATGTCAAAGGTTGAATCTTCCTTTTGAAGACGCTTTGCGTGCGACGCGGCTTCATCACGGGACGCGAAGGCACCACGAATCTTGATACCAAACTTATCATTCTTTTGTGGCGCCTCTGGACCAACGACGGAGAGGCATGCATACAATTGACCAGGGACGGTGGTATAATCTTGCTCAAGAGACATATTTATGTCTTATACTACCATTAAAACTTTAAGCCAGCTTAAAAAGATGAAATCATTGTATATAAATGAGGACATTTTGGGATAAACAACCAGTGCCACAAGAAGGTGTTACGTATGAACGTGGTAAGGAGATTGAAAAGGAAAGAAAAGTTGTTACAGAATCTATAAAACTTCCCAAAGGATTCTCGTGGGATCAACCATCACTTGAAGAGGCTCATCTATTGTTGAATGAATACTACGTTCGTGATGAAACTTTTACACTGTCCTACTCTATTGAAACACTCAAATGGGCAGCCGAAATACCTGGGTATGAAAATAGGGGTATTCGTCACGATGAAAGTGGTCAACTTGTGGGATATATTTCAAGTGTTCCAACAAAAATAAGAGTATGTGAAGATGTACTTGACATGGTTCAGATCAATTTTCTATGTATTCACCCCAAGTACCGTGAAAAGGGATTTGCGCCGATACTTATCAGTGAAATCAAGAGAATCGCAAACACACATGACATATGGCAAGCAGTATACACAGCCTTCACTAAAATACCAACACCCGTCGCAAAGAGTTCATACTGGCATCGCTTCCTCAATGTTAAAAGACTGGTGAAGACTGGATTTTATAGTACAAATCGGTTAAGAGAAAAATACTTTGAACTCCGAGGAAGTTCACAATTTAGGGAAATGAAAACCAAAGATATACCAAAAGTCACAAGAATATTGGAAAAATATTTTAAACAATTTAAAGTTGCCCCAGTGATTGATAAAACTTGGGTGAAGCATTGGATACTTCCAATTCATTCATATGTTAATGACGAAACGGATGATTTCATTTCATTTTACGAAATTCCATACGATCGTGTGGATGGTACAGACACAGTAAAGCAAGTCTACAATTTCTATATAGTTGGCGATGTGTACAATGATGCATTCATACTTGCACGTAATAAAGGCTATGATGTGTTTAATACTCTAGACGTAGGACAAAATTGCTCCGACCTAGAGAGATTAAAGTTTATGAAAGGTAGTGGTCACGTGCATTATTATTTATTCAATTGGCTTCCATCTTCAGGATTTGGTTCGGAAGATATACAACTTAAATTACCATGAGTTTTAAGTCTTTCATGTATAAGTTTTACATACTCTTCATTAAGTTCAACTCCTATGAACGGGAGACCAAGGTCTCTTGCCGCAACACATTCACTCCCAGATCCAGCGAATGGTACAAAAACGAAACCATTCTCTGGTTCTTGTCTACAAGATCTTAGAAGTTTATCACATAGAGCGAGAGGTTTTTGTGTTGGATGATTGACTCTCTCATTTTTTCCCGCACCACCCGCGAGTGCTGGAATCTTAATAACATCCCTTGGTAGGGCGCCACCCGGGTGAGCGGTGTATGTTGTAGTCTTTTCACCATTTGAAAATCTACCTTTCGTAGCTTTTCTCTCTTTACCCGCGGCACCCTTGACAAATCCTTCGGTGTATGGTTCTCGCACATCATCCCTATGAAATACTTTATCATTTTTCCACAATACAATTATACTTTCATGAGATCGTTGCCAAAATTTAAGGGATGGAACATTTTTGTTTGTGTAGTGCCACACTAACCAACGTCTATTTACGTTTTGTGGAATACGAGATAAAATAAGAGCAAGTATTTCACTAAATCCATAAATAAACATTGTACCATCTGATCTCAATATACGTAAACACCCCTCAATCCATTCATCACACCATGTGAGATACTCATCCATAGGTTGTTTATCACTATTATTTCCAAAGTCTTTTCCTATATTGTAAGGTGGATCTGCAATGACAATCTGAGCACTTTCATCATTTAAGTTCCTAAGAGCCTCCAATACATCGCCGTGGATTATTGTCATATCATATAAATGCTTTAAAGTTTTAAGTCTTTTGACTTGTATTATGACAAGTCTTGAAAATTTTCTATCAGATAGAAGTTGTGTACAAAAGTTGATTGATGTTATAGAAAAAAACGTCAAGTCATTTCACAGTCTACTTTGTCAACCCATCACAGGAACTATATGGGAGGAACTTCTATCGCATTCATTTTCAGAAATAGGCTACGAGACAACATGGAAGCCTGACAATTCTCACAAGGTTGGAGAAGATATGAAAATTATATCCCTTAATGATTCAAGAATATCTTGTAAATCCGGTGTTATTATAAATAATCGGACACATAAATTGGGTGAGTGTGTTCATTTTAGCTCTTCAAGAACCACGAGTTTTAAAACATTGGCGGAAAAGTTGGAACATTTAAGTAAAAGTCACTATGATTATCACTTCATGTTATCCAAAAAAGATAAGATGTATAAATTACTTATAATTAAGGCTGATGTATGCAATGTTATGAATTTGGATTGGGAATCAAATAAAAATGGAAATCCAGATGACTATGTGAGCAAAGTAGGTGGACCATTCAAGGCGACCATAACAGGATCTATGAGTGGACAATTGTGGGTAACCTTACCCTTAACATTTGTAGAATACATTTTTGATATTGGAAGCTCCTAAGTAAAAGAAATGAATCAAAATGTGTATAAGATGGAGGAGATCCGCCGAAATCATAACAATGCCAAGAGGGAACTCATACAGTGTGTGACCCAGGTAGGTGACCAGATTTTAGATGTAGGGTGTGGCTTTGGTGGTGATCTTCAGAAATGGCATAAGTGTGGAGCAAATATGAGTATGTGCGATCCAGAGTCGTCAGCTCTCGCAGAAGCCATATCACGTGCAAAAAATATGCATATGCGCGTAAACTTTTACGAAGGTGATATACATATTTGTCCAAACAGGAAGTATGACATTGTATGTTACAACTTTTCACTTCATTATATTTTTGCAACGAGGGATAAGTTTTTTAGTTCAATTAGGGAAATAAAAAAGAGAATGAAACCTGGTGGAAAACTTATAGGTATCATACCCGATTCGGAAAGGATTACATTTAGAACACCCATAAAGGATGATATGGGTAATTTCTTTCTTATGAAGGCACACGGTAATGGTGGTTATGGTGAAAAGTTATTTGTAAATTTGGTAGATACACCATTCTATGCGGATGGAGCTAAATCCGAACCAATAGCTTATAAAGATCTTCTTGTCACACACTTGGAAGAAATGGGTTTTAAATTAGAACTTTGGGAAGGTCTCACAGGCAATCCAATATCAGAACTTTATAGTAAATTTATCTTTGTATATAAGAGATGATCGCATTCATTCTATTGATCTTCGTCAATCTATGGATACTCTCCCAGACCAAGGAACCTCAGGAACTTATCACGGTCAAGGAGAACTATCGCATCCTCCGCGAACATATATCGTCCACCGGACATCCCAAGTTTCAAATGTTAGTGCGTCATGTACCACTCACTGGATTTCATTCCATGAAAGGCACGGTCGGTTACAATACAAACAAGGGACAAGAGATTGCGTTGTGCCTTGATGGTGAACCAAACGAAATATTCCATGTGCTCATCCATGAGTTGGCACACTGTACGGTTGATGAATATAGCCACTCTGATGAATTCTGGAGCAACTACATTGAACTTCGTGACATGTGTATAGATTTGGGAATTTATGAAAAAATCCCTGAAAGAACCAAGTTCTGTGGACAACACGTTCAGGATAAATAATATTCTTTGTTCATGTTAAATGAAAACACCATTAAATGTTTTGATTATGGTGATAGCCTATTGGCTTGCGGTGTACGGGATAACGTTGGTACCACATGTGAGTAATAATTATACATTAAACCTATTGTGGCTTACTGTGGTTGTACCAAATGTTCTTCGTCTCATCGTTGGAAGTATTCCCCGCCTTGCGGTGGATCGTCTTTTCTTTTTGACATCAAGTCTCATTGCACTTATTATTACATATTTAGTGAACCAAATTTGGGGAGATTCTAAGGATGCGGTAAAAGATTATGGGAATGACAGAGGCAAGACGCTTAAATTGAGCGCCTTGCTCATGACAGCATTTACTGTTGGAGCTTTAATTACATATTCTTCAGGTATTGATAATTCAATTTATTCAAATATGGGCTGGGAATCAAACATTTAAGGCTTCACAATGTAATCTTTCACAAAGTAAAACACAATCGCAGCAACCAAACCTGTTGAAGCCAAGCCAACCATGCTTCGGGAACCTTGTTCGTTAAGGAACTTTGGAACTGAAGTAACAAGCTTGTCTTGAACTGGCTTAGACACCGCAAGCGCCGCTGCAGCACCCGCGATAAGAGCGATCACTTGATCATCTGTAAGGTTGAGTGGATTCTTGCTTTCTGGTGCAGCTTTTTGTTGTGGCGCCATGTAACCACCCTGAGGTTGTGGGGCGGTCATTTGTGGCATCATTCCTTGCATCTTGGGCTCATCCATCATCATTGGGGGTTCCATCATAATATCGTTAATTGGAGTAGAGTCCATCGTCTGTTTATTTTGACTCACATTTTTTTCGGGTTCCGAAAACGCTGATACTTGTGAACTATTTACAAAATTTGTTGATGGGTTATCATTAAGAGACACCATTCCGTCACCGTTATCAGAAAGGTTAAGGGTATTAATATCCGT